CTACTGGCGAGCCGCCCGCGCCGCGGAAATAGCGGCATCCACCCGCCGCTTCACGATCCGGGCTCGCCGATCAACAATGCTCTGCCAGTTCTGCGCCGCCAGCCGCACGAAGCCATAGCGAGCCTCCATTCTTGGAGCGTAGGCCGCGGCATAGGTCGCATAGATCGTCTGTCCGAGCTGCGCCCCCGCGATCACCAAGGCCACCGGCGACGGATCGTATTTCACCGACGTGGCATCCGGCGGCCGGAACGTCATCGCGGGCGCGGGCGAGTTCAACGAAGCCTGTAAACTCGCCCTGAGAAACCCCGTATCGACGGGCATGTGACCGGTGCCGTGGCCATCAGGGTTCGCAACGCTCGGCCCGACCTCCTGCATTTCGGAGATCACGTCCTGCGCACTCTCCTTGAAGACCGTCTCGATGCGGCGCTCTGACTGCGCCACCCAGGCACTGACTGCTGCGGAAAAGGATTCCTGCGCCATCAGAGCCCTGCCAGTGCCAATTCTTCTTCGATCAGCCCGGCCGTGAAGTCTATTCTCATCTCACACCAGCACCGGCAGTTCGCCGTCTCTGAGGCGCCACCAGCGGGGTCACCCGGATAGGCGAGCCCGTTACTGAAAAGCTCACTCAACCCCACCGACTGCCGATCCTGCGCTGCATGGCTATCGCGGACACGCGGATCGCGAGCGGTGTGCCAGGTCTTGGTGACGGTGTCCGCCTTCACCGCGCCGGTGTCGATGGCTTGCTGCATGGCTTCGACGCCAGACTGGTTCAGCGCCGCCATAGTCTCGGTACGGGCGATAGTCGTGCCGCGGAGGTCGAGCAGCCTGTCGCGATAGCGGCCGATGATCCGCGTAGCCAGCTCGGACTCCACTGGCCTGCCGGCCTCCATCGCCTTCCGCACCGCGGCGTCAAAACGACGGTCTCTCCGAACGCGGCTGAAGTAGCGCGCCATGATCGCCGGATCGTCCGAGCGCAGTTCTTCCAGCGCCTTTTGGACGGCCTGCTGCTGCGGGCCGCTAAGACCGAGGATCCCACCCTCGCGCCGGCCCGTGGCGCGATTGATGCGCCCCACAATGTCGAGCGCCGTCGAGCGCGGGTTACGGCCGTCGATCAGCCCTTGTTCGAGGACCGTTCGGATCGAAGCGCGCTGATCATCCGTGATCCGAGTGATGAGCGTCGAGCTATGCTCGCGCAGCCAGTTCTCGGCCCGGATATTTCGGGCGTCCCAGCGGACGATGAACTGCCCACCCGATGGATCGCGTAGTTTCGGCAGTGCGCCGATAGCCGAAGCGCCACCGCCATCAAAGGCTGCGGCAAGGGCATTATCCAGCGTTCGGAACGCTGCCCGGTCGAGATGCACGGCGTCAATAGCGCCGGCGATATCGCCCTTCTCCAGCCGCTCCGCAATCCGGCCTAACTCGGCCCGGCTCGTGATGTCGCGGACGGCCTCGAGGAAAGCGAGCTTGAGCACGGGTTCGAACTTGTCGGTGAGTTGCTCGATGCGCGAGCGATTGGAACGGCGGCGGGCCATGTCAGCCCCTCACCTGCAAGGTCCATGTGGCTAGGGCCGGGTCGGCATCGACATGGACAACGCCATAGGTCTGCCCGCGCGCGGTGACGGTATCGCCTGGAACCGGGGTGATGCTCAGGGTCGGCACCAACACCATCACCTTACGGTCGTTCCTCTGGATCACTGTGCCGTCGACCTGGTCGGCTCGATAGCTGTCGACGAACCCGCGGCATGCATGGGCCGTGATCGTCGGTTCCGGCACAACCCAGGGCTCATCGGGATCGACCTCACCCGGCGTCGAGCGCGTGAGGGTCAGGTCGTACGGAACATTGGCCGACTCAAGAGCGTCCGCGACCATCTCGGCGATTTCTCCGTCTAGAATGCTCATGCGCGCGCCACGAGGGTTACGCTCGTGTTCCCACGACGAGCACCGAGGAGAGACGCCAGGATGCCCTCGACGGACTGATACACCGTCTCAGACGGTGCCCCATCGGCGAAAACCACGCGAGCGCTTCCCGCTCCGACTTCCTTGATCTTGCCTCCGCGTTTGAGATCGGGGCTCAACGAGCCCGGCTTTGCCAGTTCCCGAACCGCCGCCTCAATCGTCGCCCGCACGATCTGCGGCGGGATCGCGTCGTCAGGTAACTCGGCGCCGCGGAACATCACCCCGGAGCGGGGCCATTCCAGCGCCTGATCGGAAGTGGCTGGCGCACCGGGGAAGCGCAGCAGGAACGTGCCGTCGAGCCAGGATGTGGCCCGGCGGATTGCCTGCTCGGCCGGCGCCTCAGCGACCCCGACAATCGGGAATGGGAGGCCGCGCGCCACGGCATAGGCATTGGCATCGGCGAGGCTGACATAGGCGTCGGCGTCAGAGGCACCGGGGGTGATGATCAGGGCCATACCTAGACCTCGTGCCGAAGCATTACGACGGGCAGACCGGTCCACACATCGCACTCGGCTGCGATCTCGATGGCCCGCTCGGCGGATGCCCCTGCCCGCATGGCCCCATGGGCCACACCTTCGCCGGAACCGATCGCATAGCACTCGGCCCGGATTGGTCCCGACAGCAGAAAATTGTCGAAAGCGTAGAACGCATCGCCGTTCGGTTTCACGACCAGCAGCGTGAACTTGCTCTCTTCGAGTTTGGGACCGTCCTCGGGGTTGGCGCCGCGCGCGTACCAGTCCATCACGGCCTCGCCGGCACCGACCTGGTTTGATGAGCAGCCGATAAGCGTGCCGTCAGACAACCGCCTGATCTTGCACTTCTGACCGAGCGGCGTGTTGAAGCCCGCATAGGCCTTGCTGTCGGCAGCCATCACTCCCTCCTTGTAGGCGATGGTCGTCATGGCGCGACGCAGTCCTCGACAAAGAACCAGTGATCGCTGATGCGGCACATGGCCCTGCCGGACGAGTCGACCGTCACAGCATCCACGACACCGGAAATGCCGGAAGCGGAGTGCACGAGTCTCATGCCGATCATGTCGGTCTCCTATCGCTTGCGAAGAAAGGATTGGCTAGGCCGCGAGCTGCTGGCCGCAGAAGGTGATCTGGTTGGGTCCGAAACCCATCATTCGAGCGATGCGCAGGGCATGCTCATCGGTGTGGGCAACGGCATCGACCTTGCCCCACGCCCACCCCTGAGCCTCTTGGTGGGCAGACGCCTCAGGAGACGCAATCACGGCCTCGAACGGGCCGTTGGCGGTGTGCGCCTCATCCCAAACGGTCGGAGCGTAACCGAGGATCAGGCATTGACCACGAGCGTCGCCGCGGTAGTGCCCACAGACGAATGGGTCGCCTGCATCGACGAAATTCCAAGGTTTGTCCTTCGACAGAAAGAAGGTGATCCGAGGGTCCCCCCTGTTCCACTGGCTGTCCCATGCGTGGACCCCGTTCTCGGCACCCCAGGTCGCTTCACCGGCACCAAGGACATGGCTGATCCATGCCTGGTCCGACCCGAGATAGCGCTGCCCCGCTTCGATGGCGCCCTCCGGCGTAAAGCGCTCATAGACCTGCGGTCGGACACCTGCGGTCATCATGAGCATGCTGCCGTTGTAGGGCCGCTGCCGCGTGACGCCGCGGTACATAACGAAATCCTCGGACCTGTCGAACAGCGGATCGAGCGGACCGCTGATCACGCAGTCGAGGTCCATCGAGATGAAGCGCTCCCCAAAGATGGACGCGGCATCTGGCCGGAACATCGCGATTCGCCTGAGGCATTGCGGCATGTGCTCACCCCAGGTCGGGATGCGGGCATCCTCGAAGTCGTGGGGAGGCGCGATCACGTCGATGCCGTCATAGTCGCCCGGGAGATCGGTAACCACGGCAATGCGGTGCGGAATGCTAAGATACCTCCGCACCATCGCGGCCCAGATACGGACATGCGCGTCGGTGTAGCGGGTACGGCCCCCGGGCTGTGCCCAAAGCCATGTGAGTACGGTAAGCGTCACCGAGCACCCTCAAGCATTGCCTTGAGTTCCTTCATGCGGGCATCCATTCGTTTCCCGAAATCAAACGCGGCGCCGGCAAGCATCTGGAGTTGCGTGCGCTGCGGATCGGGCAGAGTTGCAGCAATGCGCCATATCTCGCGCTGGGTCTCACACAGGGTCAGGCGCCGAGAGTGATGCTCGGGGTTGATGAGGTACTTGCGCTGGTCTCCCATGGCCTCAACAACTGCGAGGAACGTCATCCCGGCCGGCACCGGCCCAAGATTGGTGATGCCCGTTTCGTCCCCCATCAGGCGGCCAGCTTTTCGCGCAACTGATCCGCCTTCCAGCCAGCAAACGGCTTCTTGCCAAACTTGGCCTGATACTCGGCGCGGAGGATGGCGAGATCGGGATCGGCCGGAGGTTTCTCGGAGCCGCCCTTTTTGCCGTCGCCGTCATGATCGAGCGGGTCGATGGGTTTGGCCGGAGGCTTGCTCGGCGGGGGGATAGTCGAGGGCTCACGATGCGGCACATTGATGCCGTTCGCGTGCCGGGTCGCTTCTGCGATGGACATGCCCTGCTCGAGGGCAGCGAGATACCTTGCGCGGATCGCGCTTACGTCGGCCATCTGCTTTCTCCAGTGAAGGTGAAGGGGCGGGTCGATTGCCCGCCCCTCGTTGCTTACGAGCCGGCGACGATCTTGTGACGCAGCCGGACGATACGGATGTTCTTGGGATCGTAGACGCGCTGCCAGTTGCCGGCCGTGGCCAGCTCGGCGTCGGACGGCGTGGGCTTGGCTGGCGTGCCCTTCCACTTGATGCCGCGGGGATGCAGCACGTAGTGGCGCCGGGTGACCAGATATTCCTGACCGCCACCCTTCAGAGCCTCGCGGCCCGTCTCAGATGGAACCTTGGGGCCGCCCTCACCCCAGCCCACGGCGCCGGGGCCGAACAGGTAGGTGTCATAGACACCGGTGCTCGGCGCAAAGGCGTCGTCGACGATGACGCGCTTGCCCATGAAGGTCTCGTACATGATCTCGCCGTCCACATCGCGGATGGTCTCGATCAGGCCCTGCTTGGCCAGCGTAGCATTGACTGCGGAGTGCATACCGACCGCGACGATGCCGGCCTTGGCATCGCCCATGGTCTGCGCAGCGTCGATGAAGGACTCGCCGTCGATCACCGCGGCCGCACCAGACAGCCCCGAAATGTCGAGGGTGTTCTTCGGCGTGACTTCCGCTCCGAGCGCCCCCATGGCGCCCTTGAGCGTGGCGATGAGCTGGTAGTTGAACTCCGCGGACCAATTCTCACCGATACCGGCGGAAACCGCATCCATGGGATCGTCTCCGGCGAGCGCGGCCGCGAGGTCGGTGCCGCCATAGACGAGCGCTCGGGCGTGAAGCACGGCGGCGTCCTGGGCAGAATTGACCTTGCGGATTTCGAGGTCGTCGGTATCGTCGAGCAGCTGGGCGCGTTCGCCGAGGGCCTGCCAGAACGGCATCTGGACCTCGGAGCCACCCTTGCCGGCGAGATTGAGGTCGGAGACCTCCGCCACAACGCCGGAGGCGAAGAACGCGTTGACGCGGGTCGAAGCCTCGCGGAAGTACGGATTGAAGACCTCGGGAACGATGACGTCCACAAGGGCAGTGGGGGTATCAGCCATGACAATTTCTCCTTGGAACTGGCTGGTTTCTCTGTGAAATCAGGCCAGGCGTCGCCATGGCTCTGCAGTTGTGCGGGCGTCGCTCGCTAAGATCAGCGGCACAGGCCGCCGAATATGGTTCTAGGCCGCGATAGGACCGCTGGCCGCGAAAGTGTGTTCGAGGGTCTTGAAGCCGGCCGCCTTGGCCAGTTGCTCCGCCTTGGCGCGGTTCTCGCGTACCAGGCGCGCCTGACCGGTCTTCGACCAGCCGGCCTTGCCGAACGGATTGGTGGTGCTGTCGCCGGGACGGCCGTGGCTACCAGTCGCATCGCCGCCGGTGGGCTTGGCGACAAACACCTTGCCCTCGTCACTCTGCGACCAGGACGCGACGTATTTGCCGATCTCCTCCTCGCCGAGGTCGGTTTCGACGATGGCGCGGCGGGAGCCGTCCTCGTCACGTACCACCTTGACGGAGGGTTTCAGCATGGCGCGGGAGGCCTTGAGGTATTCCTTGGCGACGCCGGCCTCGACCAGAGCCTTGGTCAGCCCGTCCTCCACAAGCACCGACGAGATGACATCGTCGCGCTCGGCGATCTCGGTATCCTTTGCCGCAAGGTCTTTTGCGTGCTTGGCTTCGAGATTGGCGATGCGCTGCTCGAACACCTTCTTCTGGGACTGGAGATGCTCGTCCTTCTTCTTGTCCTTGTCGGGATCGTCGGGGTCTCCGGCCTCGGCCTTGAGCCTGACCCACTCCTCAGCATCGAAGTCCTCGGGGACCTCCGCGAGGCGCGCGGTGGCGGCTTCGAGATCGGTGCCGAGCTTCTTCTTGTCGGCCTTTACCCGCTCGAATGCGGTCTTGAGGTTGACGACGGTGGGGTGGGCGTCGATCCCCTCGATGTCGAGGACAAACTTGTCGCCCTGTTCCTTGTATTCATCGCGGAAAGCCTCAGGAACGTCGTTCAGGCTATCCAGAATGGTCTTCAATGCCAT